TGCTGTTACTGCACGTAGCCGTGCTTTGAAAGCAGAATACACAATGGAACTTGCACAAGACTTGAAAGCAGTCCATGGTTTGGATGCTGAACAAGAACTAGCAAACATTCTTTCTACAGAAATTCTTGCTGAGATCAACCGTGAAGTTGTTCGTTCTATCAACTTGTCTGCTACAGTTGGCGCACAAGAAAACGTTACAACTGCTGGTGAATTCAACCTTGACGTTGATGCAAATGGTCGTTGGTCAGTTGAGAAATTCAAAGGTTTGATGTTCCAATTGGAGCGTGAATCTAATGCGATTGCTAAAGCAACTCGCCGTGGTAAAGGTAACGTGCTTATCTGTTCTTCAGACGTAGCATCTGCATTGCAAATGGCTGGTGTATTAGATTACACTCCAGCACTTGCAAACAACTTGCAAGTTGATGACACTGGTAACACATTCGCTGGTGTATTGAATGGCCGTATCAAGGTTTATATTGACCCATACTTTGCCGCAACATCTGGTACGCACTATGCGACAGTTGGTTACAAAGGTACTTCAGCATTTGACGCTGGTTTGTTCTACTGCCCATACGTTCCGTTGCAAATGGTTCGTGCAGTTGGTCAAGACACATTCCAACCAAAGATTGGATTCAAGACACGTTACGGTATGGTTGCAAACCCATTCGCAACATCTAATGCTGATGGCGCAATTGCATTCTCTAAAAAGAACATCTACTATCGTAGATTCAACATCACTAACTTGATGTAATAAAAAGCCGACATAGATCGGATTTCAAAAGAGGACCTTAGGGTCCTCTTTTTTTGTCTATAAATAGATAAAAGGAGATTCACATGGCTACATCTATACCAACAGTAACAACATACCCAATAAATAAAAGTTTTCTTTCAAACAATAAGTTTGATTTTGTACTTAAAAGAATTCCCAATCTAACATTCTTTGTACAGAGTGTTAACTTGCCTGGTATGACATTGCAATCTAGCACAATCAATACACCAGCAGTATCATTGAGTATTCCAGGTAATCAAATAACGTTTAGCACGTTGAATGTATCATTCATTGTTGATGAAGAGATGCGTTCGTGGTATGAGATATACAATTGGATATATCAACTAGGTAATCCAAAGACAAGCAATAAGATAGGAACTCTAACAGGAGAACCTGGTTCTGATACAAACATCTATTCTGATGCTACACTATTCATTAAATCAAATTCAAACAATCCACAATGGAAAGTTACATTTCATGAGTTATATCCTACCGATCTAGGTGAGATACAATTCTCTACAGTAGATGGACAAGAATTCGTAACATCATCCGCAACATTCAACTATACATATTATGAATTTAATGCTATAACAGACACAGTAGAAGGTTGACATTTGCCTTGGAATGTGTTATTATATTATGAGTTGTATTGACAGAAGGATGATAAATGACTTTAGATCAGATTATGGAAGAGTGGAGAATAGATGCACCAGTTGACTCCACAGAACTAGGTGGTGCATCATTGAAGATACCTGAACTACATAGTAAGTATCTTAAAATTTATTTTGATGAAAGACGCAAACTCAAAGCATGTGAGTTTCAAAGCAAAGATTTATCTTTGAAAAAGTATGAGTACTATAATGGTAAAATGTCTCAGGAAGAACTTGATGAACTGAACTGGGAACCATTCATGAAGCGATTGATGAAGAATGAAATCGATATGTACTTGGACTCAGACAAAGATATTATACACAACAATGTTCGTATTGTAAATCAAAAAGAGAAGTTAGCCTTTTTGGAAGAAGTGATCAAAAATTTAAACCAAAGAAACTTTCAGATTAAAAATGCGATAGAGTGGAAAAAGTTTACTAACGGTGTACAATAAACTATACATATCAAAAATCAATGAAGTCTACGCACACGTTAAGTGCGAGTCTTCTGACGCTATGGAACTGAATGAGTATTTCACATTCTATGTTCCTGGTTATAAATTCATGCCTGCATTTCGTAACAAAGTGTGGGACGGAAAGATACGTCTATTCAATTCTCAAACAAAACAATTATATTATGGACTTCTGCCACATTTAGAAAAGTTTGCTGAAGAACGTGATTATAAAATTGAATATGATGAATCAGTAGAACTAGCAGACGAATTCTCTTATAATGATGCACAAGAATTTATTGATACACTAGGACTGCCTTTTGCACCTAGAGACTATCAGATAAAAGCATTTGTTCATGCAGTACGCAATAAGAGATCAATGCTTCTTTCACCTACAGCATCAGGCAAGTCATTGATCATTTACTTGCTTGCTAGATGGTTCAATACAAAAACACTTATCATTGTTCCTACTATATCACTTGTCGCACAGTTATACAAAGACTTTGAAGATTACGGATTTGAGAGTGATAAATATATTCACCAAATCATGGCTGGCGCAGACAAGAAAACAGATTGTCCTATCGTCATATCAACTTGGCAATCAATTTACAAGATGCCGAAGGAATGGTTTGAACAATTCGAAGTTGTTGTTGGAGACGAAGCACACTTGTTTAAAGCAAAGTCACTCACAACAATACTCACAAATTTAACAGATTGCAAATATCGTTTTGGTTTAACTGGAACATTAGATGGAACACAAACACATAGATTAGTGCTTGAAGGTCTATTTGGTCGAGTTAAAATGGTGACAACAACAAAAGAACTGATAGATACAGGTAAGTTAGCAAAGTTTAAAATCAAAGCACTTGTTCTTAAACATGATGATGTATCGTGTAAAGAATGTAAGAACCATAAGTATCAAGATGAGATAAACTATATTGTAAGTAAGCCATCTAGAAATAGATTCATTAGAAATCTTTCATTGAGTCTAAAAGGAAATACCCTTTTGCTATATCAATTCGTTGACAAGCACGGCAAAATACTGTACAATATGATAAAAGATGCTGTGGCTGAAGAACGACCCGTATTCTTCATTCATGGTGATGTTAACGTTGATGAACGTGAAGAAGTGAGAAGAATTACAGAAGGTGAAAGCAATGCAATCATTGTAGCATCATATGGAACATTCTCTACTGGAATTAACATTCGTAATCTTCATAATGTTATTTTTGCTTCTCCGAGTAAAAGTAAGATTAGAACACTACAGTCAATCGGTAGAGGTTTACGTTTAGGCGATAACAAAGAGACTGCAACATTATACGATATATCTGATGATCTTACATATAAAAACAGGAAGAATTTCACACTTGATCATTTTATAGAAAGAATGAAAATATACAATGATGAAAAATTTGAATACAAGATTTACACAATCAATCTAAAGGAAGTATAAATGATTTGCAAATTAATCAAACTAGTGACAGGTGATTCTATCATAGGAAATATCACAGAAGAGACTAAGGCATACATTGATGTGCATCGTCCAATTAAAGTTTTTGTTGCACCAAAAGGACAGAATGCTTTAGGAATTATGATGACAAAGTGGGATTATATTTCAAACTATGAGATACCAGCAAGAATCTTTAAACACAGTATTGTTTCTGTATCTGAACCGCATGAAGGGTTCAGAGAATCTTATCTTGAGATGTACAATCAATTAGATGAAGATCCTGTAGAGGAAGATGCTGAAGAATCAATATCAAATGAATTTAATGAAATGAAGAAACAGTTTGATGCATCTAATACTACAATAAGGTATCATTGAACCCCAACACAGTTGATTATACGCAGTTATTGAAGGCTTGTCAAATTTTAAGAGGTAATAGTTATGACACAAAAACATTATGTAAACAATGAACAATTCCTAAAAGAGATGACGGAGTTTAGAAACTCTGTTATTCTTGCTAAAGAGAATGGCTTAGAGAGACCAAGAGTGCCAAATTATATTGGTGAGTGTCTTTTTAAGATTTCTACCCACCTTGCACGTAAGCCAAACTTTGCAAACTATACGTTTAGAGAAGACATGGTATCAGACGGCATAGAAAATTGTTTGTTGTACATTGATAATTTTGATCCAGCGAAATCAAAAAATCCATTTGCATATTTCACGCAAATTATTTACTATGCATTCTTGCGAAGAATTCAAAAAGAAAAGAAACACCTATACATCAAGTATAAGAGTATGGAAAATGAAATCATTAATTCATTGGTAGAAAACAATGGAGAAGATTACGTATTCACCGGACTCAATGGTGCATTCCATGATTCGTATAGTGAAGAATTCATTAGTGACTTCATCAATACATTTGAATCAAATAAAAAGAACAAAGTTGTTAAAGCGATAAAGGTTAAGAAAACTAAGAAATCGACTGCCAACACTTTGGAATCGTTTTTGGAGAATAGTGATGCAAACGCCCGTACCAGCACAGATTGAACAATGGATAAAGACTCTTACCGATAAGAAGTCTCCATACGATTTAAAAAATACTGCGAGGTTGCATTTAGTAAACGTTCGTGATATAATAGATAAGTCATTAGGGCATACCATGAAGAAGCAAGGGCAGAAGAACTATGAGAGTTTGTTTACTAGGTGATACACACTTTGGAATTAGAAATGATTCAAAAGCATTTCACGCATTCTATGAAAAATTTTATAATGAAACATTCTTTCCAGAATTAGAGAAAAGAAACGTTCGCACAGTCATTCAACTCGGTGATCTATTTGATCGCCGTAAGTATATAAACTTTCTTTCTTTAACAGAAAGCAGACGTTATTTTTTCGATCAATGTGTAGAGCGTGGTATCACAGTACATGCATTGATTGGTAATCACGATATCTTCTGGCGTGAAAGTTTAGAAGTTAATTCACCAGACTTGTTGCTAAGAGATTATCACAACATTCGTTTGTGGCAGAAACCTGGCACGTTAGAACTTGATGGTATTAAGATTGATATGATCCCTTGGATTTGTAAAGACAATGAACAAGAGATATTTGAATTCGTAAAGAATAGTAATTCACCGTTGTGCATGGGTCACTTTGAACTTGAAGGTTTTCTATTCATGCGTGGTATTAAGAGTCACGAAGGAGTTGATTATAAGTTTTTGAACAACTACAGTCATGTATTCAGCGGACACTATCATACATTCTCAACGCAAGACAACATCACATACATCGGAACACCATATGAGTTATTCTGGAATGATTACAAAGATCAAAAACAATTTGCTATTCTAGACACAGAAACATTGAAGGTCGACTATGTAAAGAATCCTCATAGGATGTTTTTCAAAGTTAACTATGATGATTCAACTTTAAAGATTGAAGAACTGAAGAATATGGATTTCTCACGCTATGCAAATGCATATGTTAAAGTGGTTGTTCTGAATAAACAGAACCCATACATCTTTGATAAGATGATGGATGAGATTTATAAAGTTGGTCCAATCGATGTGAATATCGTTGAAGACTTTACCACGTTAGAAGAAGAATCTGAAGATGGAGATATCATTGATCAAGCGCAAGATACTATGACAATCTTATCCAGTTTTATCGATGGACAGAGCCTAAATATTTCTGACACGAATAAACTTAAAACTCTTATGCGTGAATTGTACATAGAGTCATTGTCTAGAGAAAATATTGAGTAAAAATAATATATGATAATTTTTAGAAAGATTCGTTGGAAGAATTTTCTTTCAACAGGGAATTACTTTACGGAACTTGAATTAGATAAAAACAATACTACGTTAATTGTTGGTTCAAATGGTTCTGGTAAATCTACAATGCTTGATGCTTTGTGCTTTGTGTTGTTTGGAAAACCATTTCGAAATATTAACAAAGGCCAACTGGTTAACACGATTAATCAGAAAGATTGTATCGTTGAAGTTGAATTTGATACTGGCAACAAATCATATAAGATCATACGTGGAATCAAACCAAATACGTTTGAAATCTACTGCAATGGTGAACTTGTAAATCAAGCGGCCGCCGTCAAAGACTATCAAGAACATTTAGAGAAATTCATTCTCAAACTCAATTACAAATCGTTCACTCAGATTGTATTGCTAGGTTCTGCATCATTCACACCATTCATGCAATTGTCTTCTTCAGATAGAAGAGCAATCATTGAAGACTTGTTAGACATTCAAATCTTTTCACGTATGAATGGAGTATTAAAAGAGAAGTTTCAAATTCTCAAAGAGAATTATTCTCAATCAAAGTATGCATTTGATTTAAAGACTGAAAAGATTCAGTATCAAATTCAATTCATTGATTCATTGAAGAAGAACAATGCGGAACAAATTTCTTCAAAAGAACAAGATGTTGCAAACACGCAAAGTTTAGTCACACAAAGCGAAACTAAATGCGATGCATATCAAACAAACATTACTCAATTGTATGCACAAGTTGGTGACAAGAAAAAAACAAATGATAAGTTGGCGAAGTTTGCTGGAGTAAAAGTCAATCTGAATAAAACAATTGCTAAGATTGAAACTGATATTTCATTCTACCACGACAATAGTGATTGTCCAACATGCAAGCAAGGCATTGCTGAAGAACACAAAGCACACATTGTAGAAGAACGAAACAAAAAACTGCAAGAAGTAAGAGATGGAATTGAAAATCTTGAAAAGGAAATCAAAACTCTTACCGACAGACAACAAGAAATTTATTTGATTGACAACGAAATTCAAGAGTTGAATTCTAAGTTGACTATAGAGCAAACAGAGATCATTGCAAATCGTAGATATGTCGATGCATTGACTAAAGAAATTAAAAAGTTGAATGAATCTAAACAAGACTTGACAACTGAGGAGACAAAATTGTCAGTACTTAATCAGGAACTCATACAACTTGAAACTGATATGAAATCTCTTTCAGATGAAAGATTGTACTATGAGACTGCAACGAATCTTCTTAAAGATACAGGTATTAAAACTAAAATCATTCGACAATATATACCAGTGATCAACAAGTTAGCAAACAAGTATCTTGCTTCATTAGATTTTTTTGTGAACTTCAATCTAGACGAATCGTTTAAAGAAACAATCAAATCTAGACACCGTGATGACTTCACATACGATTCATTTTCTGAAGGCGAGAAGCAAAGAATCGATATGGCATTGATGTTAACATGGAGAGCAATTGCAAAGTTGAAGAATTCATCGAATACTAATTTATTGATTCTAGATGAAATTTTTGATTCATCATTAGATGCAAATGGTACTGAAGAATTGATGAAGATTTTAGATATGCTCGAAGGTGCAAACCTATTTGTAATATCACACAAAGGAGATATCTTACAAGACAAATTTTCTAATGTGATCAGGTTTGAAAAAGTAAATAATTTTTCGAGGGTCGTGAAGTAATACTATGAACAATTCAGAACCAAATATACATTTATATTTTCCCGTTTCAATATATAGAGTTGAAAATTTATTGGAAAAAAATGCAATAGATTCTATGCGAATCGAAGTTGATAGAATAGAAAAAACTGTTCCAAGAGGCGGAAACAATTGGGAGTCTGACGTATACAATACTTTAGGAACACACGATATATATTCAAATATAATTTTTAAAGACTTATGTGAAAAAGTTAATTGGCATGTTAATAAGTTTAATCATACTTTAGGATCAAATCATAAGATAGAAAAGTCTAGAGACTCATGGTTAAATATTTATTATGAAAATCAATATCAAGAACTACATCATCACCCTGAACAATATAGTGCAGTTTTTTTCTTAACTGCGCCAGAAAATTGTTCAAATTTTATAATAGTAAATCCTAATGAACACTTTCAAAGAAATTTACTTGACATTCGAGAGTTAAATCAATTGAATGAAGTAGTTCATGAAATTAAAGTTCAAGAAAATTTACTAATTATTTTTAGATCCTTTCTTAAACATATGGTTCCAAAAAATAAAAGTGTGGATAAAAGAGTGAGCATATCATTTAACTTTTAGAGGATTATTAAAATGAAAATACTTAGTGAATATTATGGTAAAGATATAGACAGAGAAGCACACGTATACTTAGATGAAAAATTTTATAAAGTTAGAATGCGAAATGATTTAGGAACATATTTCGTAGCATTCTTTAAGACACAAGATGAAGCAGAAATTTTCGCAGAACATTATGTAAATGGAGAAACACATGAACCTTAAATTGATACCCGAAACATCACCAGTTCTCTTACAAGAATGTAAAGAATTTGATTTTTCAAACCCACCATATGACCCAAAAGAATTCGCACAAGCATTGCATGATGTGATGGTCAAGAATGATGGACTCGGTTTATCAGCAAATCAAGTTGGTGAACCATATAAAGTATTTGTTATTAGAGTAGATAATGACAAACCATTTGCAATATTCAATCCTAAGATTGTTGATGTATCAGATAGAGAACTCATTATGAAAGAAGGGTGTTTAAGTTTTCCTCTTTTGTTTTTAAGCGTCAAACGTCCTGATGGTATTCGTATTCGCTTTCAAACTGAAACTGGAGAAATCGTCACAGAAAAATTTATTGGCATGACTGCAAGAATTGCATTACATGAATTTGATCATATGATGGGTAACGTTTTTACACAGAAGGCTTCACAATTTGAAACGCAACGTGCATTGCGTAAACGTATGATTCTAAAACGTAAGGTAAAGAAATGAAACCTTGGCAACATGGATATGATATAGACTATCTCAAAGGATTGGAAGCGCAGTATGCAGATTATAATGCATATACATTATCTCCTTTTGCAAAGTATAAGAAGAACAATATTGCAGAGTCTTTGAAAAAAGGAACTATTGTTTTGCTTGGTGACGCAATGATTGATGTAACAGTAAACAAAGTTGCATCAGACATTACAATGCATGGCGACACAATTATTGCAACAAAATTAAAGGGTGATGTTTCGATTGGAAAACTTTCTGGTAATATCAAGACTATCAAACAACAAATTTCTGTATTGTCGGGAAGCAATTTCTGGTTAACTGTGTGGGCAGAGAACAAATCACATTGTAACTTAGCCGAAGAACTAGGCTTCTGTTATGTTGGTCCTAAGATTACAACATACGGAGAAGTACACGCAATTTACTTTAAGAGCAACAGTCCTATTCCACGTTCATTTCCTAAAGTAGAATCAACAGAATATCTTAGCATCAAAAAGATTGGTGTAATCACACCAGAGTTTATTCAATCTGTTTCTGCTAAGTTAGCAACATTACCTGCATTCACAAATCATTATAGTAACTACAACAAAGATAAAGCATGGTCTGCATTGTCGCTACGTGGTTATCGTCCAGAATCAGACTTCATTACAAAACCTTCAGAGATGAGTGATGATTGGAAAGAAAAAAACAAAGATGTGAAATTTGAATTGCAAGACACACCACTCTATGATATGTTTCCTGAAGTGCGTGAGTTGTTAAGTAAATACAAAGAAGTTCATCGTGTTCGTTTCATGCAATTAAAACCTGGCGGTGGAGAACTTGAACGACACACAGATCAAGTCGATAAAGACTCTGGTGGATCTAAAGGCAAACTAGCAAGACTACACATACCAATTATAACAAATCCAAACATGATTTTTACTGTGTGGGACACAAAAGGTACCGCACAAAAAGTGCATATGAAAGTTGGAGACTTGTGGTTTCTAGATACACGTAAACCACATCAAGCAATCAATAATGGAACTGAAAATAGAATTCATTTAGTCATAGACGCAATTTCTGAAGGAGAACTGTATGAGTCTCTTGTATCCTGAGAACTTTTCTGGTATAATAAAAGAATGGAAAGACCCAAACCCTGCACCGATAGTTGAAATGCACCATGGCTTTCATGTTGTACGTGATGACTTGTTGGAGTATGGAAGTAAAAGTCGATTCATTGATCATCTTGTGAAGACTACTGAGTGTGATGAGTGGGTCTTTGGTGGTGCAAACAAAGTTGGTTGGGGTCCTATATCTTTAACGTATGTGTGCAATCTGTATGGAAAAAAAGCAACGTTCTTTATGGCTAAACGAAAAGAGCCAACATGGCATCAACAAAAAGTTTTGGACCTTGGCGGTACTATTCATTGGGTTGACAATGGTATGCTTACTGTAACAAAAGCAAGAGCAAGACGCTATCAAGAGGAAGACGTAAAGCATAGACAATGTTTACCTTTAGGATTAGAGCATCCATCTGTGCTTGCATCGATTGTTAAAGTTGCTAGAGATTTAGAAATTAAACCAACTGAGATTTGGACTGTTGCATCAAGCGGAACATTGAATCGTGGATTGCAATTAGCATTTCCTGATGTGCCTGCGTATGCAGTAGAGATTGGACATAAGATGAGTGATTATGAAAAGGGTAGAGCAGTTACAATGCGTTCACCTTATAAGTATGATCAAGCAGTAGAAGAGAATCAAGCGCCACCATATCCATCTGAGAAATACTATGATGCTAAACTTTGGCAGTTTGTTGTGACTAATGGAAAACCTGGTGCGTTAATTTGGAATGTGGCATGACTGATTTTATATACATAAGAGATATTGAAGACACTTCTGTCTGCGATGAATTGATTGAGTATTTTAAAAATTCAGATAATAAAATTTTAGGTGAAGTATACGACACAGAAACTGGCGCAGGGAAAGTTGATAAAGACAAAAAAGATTCAATTGATCTATATCTAGAAGAATGTACGGATGCAGTTATGCAATGTATGAATGAATTAAAAATAACAATTGAAGAATATGTAAAATTATATCCGTCTTCGGTTGGAAATGGTCCTTGGGCAATAACAGAACGTGCAAAATTGCAATATTATCCTCCAGGCGCAGGATTTAAAATTTGGCATTGTGAAAGAAATTCTGCATCACCTATAATACGAGAAAGACATTTAGTTTATATGATGTATTTGAATGATATTGATGATGAAGGCGGAACAGAATTTTTTTATCAGAAAAGAAAAGTTAAACCAAAAAAAGGAAGAATTGTAATATGGCCAGCAGATTGGACGCACACACATAGAGGCGTTACTTCTATGACACAAGAAAAATATATTGTTACTGGATGGTATAGTTTTTACAATCCGAAAGGAGTCGAGCATGAGTAAAGAAGAAGATAAATTTAAAAAGTCTAAACGAATCCTTAAAGACGAAAATGCAATAAAACGACAAATAAAAATTGCAAAGCAACATGGGGCATCAGAATATAACCCAAGCGGAATAGATCAACCTCATAGATTTGCAAAACAACATGCAATGAACTGTGGTAATCCAAAATGTGTGATGTGTGGAAATCCAAGAAAAACATTTGGTGAATTGACATATCAAGAGCAAAAACTTTTTCAACATGATAAGGAAATTGAACTATGAGTTTAAAAAATGAAATTGAAAGAAGTGGTCGTGAAATGACTTCACCATATAATGATGGATTTACTGCATTCTATCATAAGCAAAGAATTTTAGAAACGTTATGGGAATGTGAACGATGGCTGAAACAATCACCAACATTTGCTGATGAAGATAAGTGGGTAGCAAAACATAAGCCAAGTGACTTGAATGATTAAAGAAAAATATCTAGGCGCATATATGAAGACTGCAAGAGTCTTTGCCGAATTGAGTAGCGCAAAACGTAAGCATGTTGGTGCGGTTATCGTTAAAGATGATAGAATCATTTCAATCGGTTACAATGGTATGCCAAGTGGATGGGATAATAATTGCGAGGATGAAATACATGAAGAATCTGAGTATGTGATTGACATGGGTGGTCCAACTCAT